CGTTTATACGTCTGATAAAATCATCTATAATTTTTTTCTTTGATTGAAATGATTTTTGTTGCATGTTATCCCACAAAATGGAATAACTTAAAATCGGCAAAGATTTAAAAGTGTCGTAACAATCTGTAACAATACCATCTCGATGATAAAAATATGAACTCATTTTAATTAGTTCTTTTCTGTAGTGGTAAGGATTACATAACCATTTGTAAAATTTATTTATATCAAAATAATATACCCAAGCCCCCGGAAATATACTTTTTACCACATCATAGAATGACGCTAGTTCATAAAATGAATTATCTACTAATTGGACTTCATTTTGTGCATTGATGGAAATCACCTACTTTCTTTACTAACTTTACTTTTCTAATTAGTTATAGATAAAAAATAAGTAATCATTTATATTTAATTTGTTTTTATTGATATTTTTATCTTCAAGTTCTTTAATATACCACAATCCATATTCAAGACTTGAGAATTTATCTTTGCCAATACGTTTATTTATTTGTTCTAATTCAACGTTGTTACCATGATATTTTGCTCTTAAATTCATCATTTCTTCTTTCATAATGCTTGTCATTATGAAAGGGGTTAAATATTCGGCCATTTCTTCTGATGACATTTTTTTATTAGATATTTTTGATTTTGCTGTCATTTCATCTATTAAAAACTTGACTTTTCCAGAACTAATTTGAGACAAACAATTTACATGTATCTCACTTGCAATACCTTGAGATTTAATGTTATATAGCAACGGTAAAGAGTTTGGTTTTTTATATTCATCATATGAATTATCATTTACAACCGAAAAAGGCGCATAAATATCACCTGTGTTCTCATCTATATTTTCTTTAACCAAAAAATCAACAAGACCACTTCCTAATCCATTTGAGTCAACAACTAACATAGTTGCATCGAATTGAAATACAAGTTTTTTTAATTTTATACTTTGCTCTAAGAAATGCACACCATCGAATACAAATGTATTTACAATATGTTTAATATAAGTTCCATTATCTTTTGGAATGCATTTAATTACATGTGCCACAGTATCAGCATTTTGTGGCCCTTTAGACCTTGCAACGTCAGCAGAAATAACATAAAATACATCTTTCTTTTTATCAGGTTCAAATTCAGGTTGCATTAATTTTCGATGTTTATCAAATATTTCTGCGTCAAAAAACGAATCTTCTGAAGTTCCAGTCCATTTTGATTCATATTCTCTTGCGAACGATAATGGATTATAGGTTCCATCTTCTTTTAATTCTTCGACAAAATTTTCACTTAATAGTTGGTGCATTACTGGAATTCGCCAGTCTCCACCAAAAACAAACGCATTTTCTTTGACGACCATCCAAACAAGAAGTTGTATCATTTTTTGATAAGCAAAAGTATTTTTATAGCCAGCCGTTGTGACGTAGACTTGGGATTTATGCGGTTCGTTCGGATCAACTTCGCCATTTCTTGCTCTTCTGTCAACGTTCATTAAAGGAATAATAACTTCACTTAATTTTTGACCATCGACAAGTATTGTTTCTTCAATAAGTCCTCCATGACGACGACCGCCACGTGTGCTGTTTTGTACTGCAACAATATCTAATTTGCTTCCGTTTTGAAAGACTAGTTTTACATAATCTTTTTGAAAAGAAAAATATTTAACTTCTCTTTGTAAAACTGGAAATAGCTCCCATATTTCATCAATCTTCTCTTTTGCAATATTTGCAGCCTGTTCTTTACCTCCCGAACAGATGAATAACTTGATACCGGGATAAAATATGCATTTTAAATAAAGTGCCAATATGGACAAAAAGGACTTTGAAAAAGCCCTTGTGAATGTTGCATATACATATCTATACCTTAAACAAACCCTCAAAAATAATCTTTGATAAAAGAATAGTTTAAATTTACTATCTGAAGGTGTAATCATATCAATAAAAATATCAGGATACGCTCTCCAAAAACTTAAATATTGAATAAATATAGGTAAAATTTTTTGCATTCTATTTAATTTATCAGCATTTTCTTTTTGGAAACTATTTCCTTCAGGATTATAAATATCAACTATCCCATTTTTATATTTAGCTGCATCGGTTTGAAATTTTTTAACTTTCATAATAATCATCTTCTTCTATATCATACTCATCTTCATTGTCATTGTTAATAATTTCTTCTTTTTCATTCATTTTTTGTAACGCTGTTTCAACAATATTAGCTATATTTGGATCTCCCATTATTAAATTCTTAGTAAAATTCATCAAATTTTTTTCAGTCTGATCAACTATGTCCTGCGGTATATCAATTGGAAACTTAGGAATAAAACCATGTTTCTCAGCAAATTCACAAAACTCACTAAAAGTATTCATTCCACCTGTTCTGTCTGCTGCGCTTCTTTGTACTGCTGTAAATTTTGCAGAGTGCATTAACTTATCATATGCATCTGATAATTTTTTAAAATGTTCAATATTATCATTTGCCAACGCTTCTTCCATTTTCAGAGAAACAATACATATCTTTTTTAAATAATCCTTATGTGAAGCTGTTTCTATTTCGTAACTCATTTCCATGTCTTCTTTAAATTCCTGAAGTTTTTTATATTGCTCTTTTGTATATCCAGAACCCCAAAAATTTATAATATCGTTAGTTAAATTAAAATTATCATCAATAGGTTCAATAATTTTCAAATCATTTTCATCAATTTGAATAATATTTTCAGTTTTTTCCTTATCTACATCTCCATCGTTCCAAGTCAAATGTTTATGATTAAGCATTACATTTTTATAATAAACTCCAAACAAATCTTTCCCTTTTCTTTCTGATTCTGCGACGGAACTTTCCCATAAATGCTTCATAAAAGGGCGATTCATTTGAAATAAAATATTTTTTATCGATTCAATATTATTAATATCTACTTCTTTTTTAATACAATCTTTACAAACTGGGAACCTTCCATCTTTATGAAATTTACTATTTGAAAGATAAAAATATTTTTCTGTATTCTTTTCAGTTTCACATGAAATACATAATTTCATTATCTCTTGCTTTTTTTTGCCCATTTATTCACCTTCTTTCCTTGCTCCCTAAAGTCATTAAAGTATTTTTCTAATTTTTTAGAATTACAAAAAAGAAACGGGAGGGCGGGAGTTACCCTGTTACCCGAAACCTTAAATCAGGAATCGCCCGTTTCAAAAAATAAAACAATTAAAGCACACCAGAACACGTCTGATGTGCTTGATATTGTTTTATTTTAATTCTTCCTGCATTAATTTGATTTCTAATTCCAATTCCTTCGCTTTGTTTTGAAGATCAATACATCTATCCATTATAGATGTTGCCAATCGTATTCTTGTATAAAAATCCAATAAAACTTCTTTGATTTCTTTTTTTCTTTTATATTTTTTCAAAAGATTATAATAATATTCTATCCATTCATCTACGTTTATTTCCATTTTGGGCATTAAAATTAAATCTATATCATCAATGTATTCATATTCTTCTTCATACTCTTCAAAGTCTTCATCGTTATATCTATTTGCCATGTTGTCATCCCCTTCTTAGAGCAGAGGAATCGGCAAGATTCATGCAGATCGTTTTATTTTTAAACTATGAATTGCTGACCGACCATAATTCTCTTGAATCGTAATTAAAATAGCTCCTGGGTTAGCCGTTTTCTTTATTTTTAAAGAAAAGTCATCTATTCCAATAATACTAGGAGTTTGTATGTATTCAATATTTTTTATACCATTCATACCAATCGTTTTAATGTCTTCATGGTGTAAATGACCAGCTAACATTAGATCGACTGGATTATTATATATCATAGGGTATTCCAAAAGACTCTCAACTAATTTTTTTTCTTCATGACCATGTACGGCTAAAACATTAGTTCCAAGAATGTTCTGGTATACATGGTTTTTACATTTATGTATAGTTACATTTTTATTATTTTTTAAATTGCAATAGATAATATGGGCAATTATTTTTTCCATATTTTCTTCTGGAAAATCTCCGCGCTTACCATTAAGCAATCTTAATTCAGCATGGTTTCCCATGACGGTATAATAATCAACAACTGAGTATTTCGATAATTCATTAAGCCACAAAGACATAAACTCAGCAAATTCAATAGCGGCATCCACATTGCCCAATTTAATCCATTGAAGTTGACTCATTCTTAGAATACCATCAATGCTATCTCCAAGATTAAATACATGAACATGATTTATTTTTTCG